ACGGGTATGGGAGGGAAGACAATGGGCGATGAAAGACCCGGGTTGCTCCGGATGTTTGCAGATGCAACGGCAAGGAGGTACGGATTCGTCCGGGAGGAAAAGGCCGAAGCGGATGCAAAGCGGATCATGGCCCTGATCTCGAACGTGGCAGGATCGCAGTTCGGTACTTCCCTCACCTCCTCCGACAAGACCTATTCGCAACTTGTCGACGCGTACAGGTCGTGGGTCTATACCTCAATCGACAAGATCGCGAAGTCGATTGCCACGCTGAAACTGAAACTCTACGTCTACCGGGCGGGGGGGTCGAGATCGAAGGTCATCCTACCCTCGATGGTGCGTGCGGAACTCAAGTCGATGCACACCGAGGCGCACCGGAAGCGGTATCTCATCCAGAAGAACTTGCGCCGCGAGGAGATCGACGACCATCCGTTCCTCGAACTGATCTCCAAGCCGAACCCGGTGATGACCCGGTTCACCCTCTGGTATTCGACGATGGTGCGGCTCGAACTGGCGGGGTCCTGTCCGTGGTACATCCCGAAGAACCGGATGAACCTGCCGGGCGAGATCTGGCCGATGCCGCTCACGAAGAGCGCCACCATGACCCCGCAGGTCTCACCGACCGCGGACATCCTTGCGTGGATCTACCGGGACGGTGCGCTCCGGAATGAGTTCCCGCCGGAGGAGGTATCGTTCATCCGCTACCCGCACCCGGGGTCGCCGTTCGTCGGTATGTCTCCCCTGCTCGCGCAGACCGAGCCTTACGACATCGACCTGTACCTGTCGAGGCGGCAGAGGAACATCTTCGAGAATCAAGCCGTGGTGGGACTAAACCTCGGGACCAAGGAGAAGTTGTCGAAGACCGAGGCCGAAGAACTGAAAGAGTTCCTCGACATGCAGTACTCCGGCGTCACCCGAGCCGGGGGGAACCTAATCACGCACTCGGGCCTCGAAGCGAAGCAGTTGTCGATGAGCAACCGCGACGCCATGCTCTCCGACGTGGCGACGTACTCGCGGGAGAAGTTGATCACGGCGTACGACCTGTCCGACGGGAAACTCGGTCTCGTCAAGGATGTGAACCGCGCGAACATGGAGGCGCTCAACGACACCTTCGTCCTCGACTGTCTCAAGCCGAAGACGATGCTTATCGAGGAGAACATCGAGTCTGACATCCTTCCCCTGTACGACGAGGCCCTCACCGCGGACTTCGTGCTCCCGGACGTGGAGGACAAGGAGTACGAACTCAAGGCGATGACAGAACGCCTCGGCAACCTGCTCTCCACGGTCAACGAGGAGCGGGAGGCGCAGGGCAAGGAGCCCGTTCCGTGGGGCGATGCACCGTGGGCCCCGTTCAACCTCGTGCAGATCGGGGCTCCCCCGCCTGCACCGACTCCTCCCGCGAAGGAGGTAGGCGACACATCATCCGTCCCTTTTCAAGAGAAGGAGTGGGACGAACCTCTGAAGCAGATCACTTGGCAGAACTTCCTCGGGAAGACGTCGCACTTCGAGGCGGTGGCAACGGGCGCGATACGGAAGCACTTCGTCCAGACGAGGGACGCCGTCCTCTCACGATTGAGGAAGTACGGGCCGAAGCACGAGGGGGCCTATGCGGGATGGTCCCGGAGGAAGGTGCTCGCGGATCTGGCGAAGAGGAAGGGCATTGACGACATCAACATCAACAGGAATCTTGAGGCCGCCCGCCTCCGGAACGTGATGAGACCGATCATGGTGGAGACGGTGACAGCGAGCGGGAAGAGCATGCAGAGGGCCCTCGGCCTCGACGTGAACTTCAACGCGAATGATCCCACGGTCATGCCGTGGATCGGGTCGCGACTGGAACAGTTCTCCAATCAGGTGTCAGGCACGACGTTCGACGACATCGACACGGTCCTGCGGGCGGGGTTCTCCGAAGGGAAGCCCATGTCCGTGATGGCGGACGAACTGCGTCACACGTTCGACGTGGCCGACAAGTACCGCGCCCCTCTGATCGCCAGAACGGAGATCGCCGCGGGCTCGAACAAGGCCGACCTCCTCGCGATCCGCGCATCCGGCGTGCAGAGCAGGCTCAAGAAGGCGTGGTTGTCCGCGCAGGACGGGCACGTCAGGGATACGCACATCGCCGCCGAGTCGAAGTACGCCGCGGGTGGATCGCCCGGGCCCATCGCGGTCAATGGCGTGTTCAAGGTCGGCGGTGACACGATGGAGGCTCCCGGCAACGGGTCTCTCCCGGAGGAGAACATCAACTGCCGATGTACGATGATCTTCGTCCAGAAGGCAACAGGCAGGCCCCTCGGGGCTCCTGCACCTCCTCGGCTTCCCATCCCTGCTCTCCCGCCGCCGATCACCGTGGCTCCTCTGGCTCCTCCTCCCGGACTCATGATAGGGGACGACGCATACAACGCGGCCTTCGGGCGGTCATTGGGGAAGGTTGCTCCACTCCCGGAGAGTGCGACCACCGTGGAGGCGATCGAGAAGGCGCTCTACGAATCAACGAAGGACCACCCGGTTCTCAAGCAGTCGGTATGGGACTTCAAGGGATACGACATGGACCCGGTGGTTCTGCGCGACACCGTCACCTCATGGATCGAACTGGCGAACGAGTTCCCTGAAGCGGCCGCGAACATGAAGTACTTCGGCGGGATGAACGCGGAGAAACTGCGATTGGCCGCACCGATGCTTGAGGGATACCAAGACACGTTCAGGAGGAATCCGAACTGGTGGGCCGCGGCCGCTCCGGACTTCATCGGGCTGAACCCGAGGCACTACAAGCAGACGCAGGACGTGTGGACCAACATCATGAAACTGTCGGTCAATACTGGCGGGTCGATCCCGGCCGCGGCAGGCGCTCCGGTTGCGAGCATGGTCGACCACGAGTTCGGGCACATCATGCACAACTTCCTCGAACACTTCTCACGGCAGAAGGACGTGTTCATGAACTACTCCCCGACCGTGAATCTTCCGTTGTCGTCGGAGATGTCGAAGCGTCACGAGAAGTTGGTAAACCTCTGGAGCGGGTGGAAGCAGTACTGGTCGAGGAACAAGAAGGGCCTCAACGACACCGTCTCCTCGTACGCGGCATACAACCACAAGGAAGGTTTCGCGGAAGGGTTCGCGGAGTGGTGGCTGAAGAAGCAGGCCGGAGCAGACATGAGCGTGCACGCGAAGAAGGTGGGGGAGATCGTGGAGGAAGCGATGGAGATCCTCCGCGGGATGCCGGGAGGGACGACATGACATCGATCATCGCTCCGCTCTGCATGTGGTGCAGGCACAAGGGGGAGGGGTTCGTCTGCGCCGCCTTCCCGAGAAGGATACCGGAGGAGATTGTCGAGTCGACAGTTCTCCACGTTGAACCTTTTGTCGGCGACAAGGGGATTCAGTTCGAGCCTATCCCCGGCAAGGAAGCAGAGGCAGAGGACTGGAGAAGGTACCTTCAATCCAACATAGATCAATCAGGAGGATGACATGGGTTCACCGATGGAGAGAAAGACGTTCGTGTCGGAGGTCAAGGCGTTCGACAAGGAGAACCTGATTGTCGAGCACTTCATCTCCACGGAGTCGCCGGACCGCGACGGGGACATCGTCCGCGCGAAGGGGATGCAGATCAAGGGGAAGCCCGTCGTGCTACTTCAGCACGGCAGGACGTGGGCGATGGATGCGGAGCCGATCGCGAAGCCCCTCGGGTTCGACAAGAAGGCGATGCACAAGGGCGTGCCCGGGATCATGGCGAAGACGCAGTTCTTCCCTGACGAGACCGGGGAGCGGCTGTTCCAGAAGAACATCGGCGGGTACATGCCGAACTGGTCGATCGGGTTCATCCCGCTCCGGTCGAAAGCGATCATTGACAAGGACACCGGGAAGGAGGGCCGCGGGCGGGAGATCTTCGATTGGGAACTTCTGGAGTACTCTCTCGTGGCCGTACCCTCGCAGGCGGACGCGCAGACGCCCGGGAGCAAGGAAGGCGTGGGCGAGATCCGGGTCAAGTTCATGGACCCCGGTGTGACGAAGGGTCACACGGATTGTCCAGATTGCGGGAACGCTCTGTCGATCGACGTGGACTCGGAGAAGGGGACCGGGGAGGTTTCCGCGTGCGAGGTCTGTAAGAGGCCGGAGCGCGAGGAGAAGGAAGGCGAGGGTGGCGATCCTGCCGTCCCCCCGGCGGGGGCCGATAAGCCTGACAAGGATATGGAGAACATCAAGGCGGCAGTCATCACAATCACGGTCGCGGTGAAGGACCTCGCCGAGGCCATGATCGATACAACCAAGGATCTCGCGATCCTGAAGGTAGGCATCGAGGAACTCGTCGCCCGCGGGGTCGTTCCGGCCACCCCGACACCAGACGAGAACAACCCGCCGGACCGCGGAAATGGGGGCGAGACAGCGATTCGAGGCGAAGAGGCCGCACTCCTTGTCGGGGAACTTGCTCGCAGGGCGGCGGAGGATCGGGTCCGCGAAGAGGTCGACAAGATCAGAGGCAAGGTGAAATAACAACCCGAAAGGAGAAAGAGAATGAGTGGTGAAGGAAACGATAAGCAGATCGTGATGACGCCCGAGGAGTTGAACACCTCGATCGTCACGGCAATCAAGGGGATGGACTTCCCGCAGATCGAGTCGCTCCGCACGGAACTGAAGGCCGTGGAGCGTGCCGCCCTGTTCCCGCATGGGGACAAGGACCTCGCAGAGACCGTCGGAAAGTCGATCGTCGACACGTCGGTATTCTGCAAAAGTTTCCAGACCCAGACCGGGAAGCAGTTGAACGGTCTGGAAATGGCCCGGCAGTTCCGCTCCGGCGGACATGGGCCTTGGTTGCACCTGTCTCCGCAGATGGAGAAGTTCGCGGAGATCCTTCGGGTGCGCGGTCGGCTGAACGCGATCCGGAAGTTCGACGTTCAGGAGTACAACAAGGAGGTCATCGACACGATCCAGAAGGCGTCGGGCCCTCTCACCACAACCGACGTCGGCGCGATCGTTCCGATCGAGTTCCTCGCGACCGTGATCGAGTTCGCCACGGCGCAGTCGCAGATCCTTCCTCGCCTGTTCAGGATTCCGATGGGCTCTCTGTCCCTGCGGATTCCGAAGTTGTCGCAGGCCGCGGGATCGTACTTCGGCGGGATCAAGTTGTATCACCCCGACGAGGCGGCGCTGAAGGAAGAGACCAAGCCGACGTTCTCGTACCTGACGTTCACCGCGAAGAAGTTGATCGGGATGCTCATCCTGACCGACGAACTCGTGGCGGACAGCGCAATCAACATCGTCAACTACGTGACCGGACTGTTCGTGCGCGCCTTCCAATGGGAAACCGAGCACGAGATCATTCAGGGCACGG